ATGGTCGGCATTTAGTTGTTGGAATAAAAGAAACAAAATTTAATGGTCGTCGTTGGTATTTAGACGATTATGAATTAAATACAATTATTGATAATGAACAAATGGAGTTAGGACACCAAACAAGCTTATTTGAATATATATGAGGGATTACATGGAGATAGAAATTAAATTTAATGAAGTGTTTAATGCGCCGATGGGGTCGCCTCGTCCACGCTTTCGTAAAACAGGTAGATTTGTTCAAACTTACATGCCAACGTCTTACACAAAGCATAAAGCGTATATACAAGGGCAAATGCCTAAGTTAAATCTAGAGCGCGCACTAAAAATCGAATTAGACTTTTACTTTCCATTGCTTAAATCGTGGTCGAAGAAAAAGAAAAGCGAAATGGTTGGGCAGTATAAAGTGACTAAGCCGGATATCGACAACTTAATTAAAACGGTATTAGATGCTTGTAATGGCCATGTATGGAAAGACGATAACCAAATTACAGAAATAACTAGCTCAAAGCGTTATGGAATTGAGCCCAAAATAATCATACGAATAGAAGAAATATAAGAGGTGGATAAAATGGCGAGAAAAGCAAGAATTGTAACAATAAACGATAAACCTTATAGGTTCAGTAAATTTGAAATGGAATTAATAGAAAGTCACGGTATAACCGCTGGAATGGTTTCTAAGAGAGTAAAAGACGGTTGGGAACTACATGAAGCAATGGACGCACCAGAAGGTACGCGTTTAAGCGAGTACAGAGAAAAGAAAACAATAGAAAGACTGGAACAAGCTAGACTCGAACGCAAATTGGAAAGAAAGCAAAAGAAAGAGGCAGAGCTAAGAAGAAAGAAGCCACATTTGTTTAATGTGCCACAGAAACATCCAAGAGGACGTTATGCGTGCTACCTGATGGAAAACGACATATTCGTGAAAGTTAAGAAGTAGATCATGACAGATAACGCACGCAAAGAATACCTAAATCAATTCTTTGGATCTAAGAGATATCTGTATCAGGATAACGAACGAGTGGCACATATTCATGTAGTAAACGGCACTTATTACTTTCATGGGCATATCGTACCAGGTTGGCAAGGCGTGAAAAAGACATTTGATACAGCAGAAGAGCTCGAAACATATATAAAGCAACATGGTTTGGAATACGAGGAGCAGAAGCAACTAACTTTATTTTAGAGGAGATGGAAATGATGAATAACCGCGAACAAATTGAACAATCAATTATCAGTGCTAGTGCCTATAACGGTAATGACACAGAGGGATTACTAAAAGAGATTGAGGACGTATATAAGAAAGCGCAAGCGTTTGATGAAATACTTGAGGGAATGACAAATGCTATTCAACATTCAGTTAAAGAAGGTATTGAACTTGATGAAGCAGTAGGGATTATGACGAGTCAAGTTGTCTATAAATATGAGGAGGAGCAGGAAAATGACTAACACATTAACAACTGATCAGTTACAAGAGTTATTACAAATACAAAAGGAGTTCGACGATAGAATATCAACCAGAAATTTAAGTGATACAGTAGCTAGTATGATTATTGAATTTGCGGAGTGGGTTAACACACTTGAAAATTGGAAGAAACAACCAGGTAAGCCACTAGATACACAATTAGATGAGATTGCTGATTACTTAGCTTTCAGTTTGCAATTAACTCTGACTATAGTTGATGAAGAAGATTTGGAAGAAACTACTGAGGTTATGGTTGATTTGATTGAAAATGAAGTTACTTTACCTAAACTACATTCAGTTTATTTTGTTCATGTAATGCATACGCTAACAGAACAATTTGTAAAAGGTATTGATAATAGCATTGTACAAGTTTTAATAATGCCGTTTTTGTACGCCAATACTTACTATTCAATTGATCAACTCATTGACGCATACAAAAAGAAAATGAAAAGGAACCACGAAAGACAAGATGGAACAGCAGACGCAGGAAAAGGATACGTTTAAAGATATCTTAGATCGAGTCAAGGAGGTTTTGGGGAAGTGACACAATACTTAGTCACAACATTCAAAGATTCAACAGGACGTAAACATACACACATAACTAAAGCTAAGAGCAATCAAAGCTATACAGTTGTTGAGGCAGAGAGTAAAGAAGAAGCAAAAGAGAAGTACGAGGCACAAGTTAAAAGAGATGCAGTTATTAAATTAGGTCAGTTGTTTGAAAATATAAGGGAGTGTGGGAAATGAATCAGCTGAGAATTTTATTACATGACGGTAGTAGTTTGATATTACATGAAGATGAATTATTTAACGAAATAGTATTTGTTTTGGATGATTTTAGAAATGATGATGACTATTTAACGATAGAAAAAGATTATGGCAGAGAACTTGTATTGAACAAAGGTTATATAGTTGGGATTAATGTTGAGGAGGCAGACGATGATTAACATACCTAAAATGAAATTCCCGAAAAAGTACACTGAAATAATCAAAAAATATAAAAATAAAACACCTGAAGAAAAAGCTAAGATTGAAGATGATTTCATTAAAGAAATTAATGATAAAGACAGTGAATTTTACAGTCCTATGATGGCTAATATGAATGAACATGAATTAAGGGCTATGTTAAGAATGATGCCTAGTTTAATTGATACTGGAGATGACAATGATGATTAAAAAACTTAAAAATATGGATTGGTTTGATATCTTTATTGCTGGAATACTGCGATTATTCGGCGTAATCGCACTGATGCTTGTTGTCATATCTCCTATCTATACAGTGGCTAGTTACCAAAACAAAGAAGTACATCAAGGGACAATTACAGATAAATATAACAAGAGACAAGATAAAGAAGACAAGTTCTATATTGTATTAGACAACAAACAAGTCATTGAAAATTCTGATTTATTATTCAAAAAGAAATTTGATAGCGCAGACATACAAGCTAGGTTAAAAGTAGGCGATAAAGTAAAAGTTAAGACGATTGGATATAGAATACACTTTTTAAATTTATATCCGGTCTTATACGAAGTAAAGAAGGTAGATAAAAAATGATTAAACAAATATTAAGACTATTATTCTTACTAGCGATGTATGAGCTAGGTAAGTATGTAACTGAGCAAGTATATATTATGATGACGGCTAATGATGATGTAGAGGCGCCGAGTGATTACGTCTTTCGAGCGGAGGTGAGTGAATAATGAGAATATTTATTTATGATTTGATCGTTTTGCTGTTTGCTTTCTTAATATCCATATATATTATTGATGATGGAGTGATAATAAATGCATTAGGAATTTTTGGTATGTATAAAATTATAGATT